TGTAATTCCATAATTTTAAATTTAATTTGTTAGTAAAAAAAGCCGAGAATATAACAATCACTACAAGCTAGTTGCCGAAGCATCGGAATAAATAGGCAACCAGCGTGTAGTTTTAACGTTAGCTGCAACTGCTATCTGACTTCTTGTAATAAACTCTTTTTATTTCTGACACTTTCCCAATAAGGTCTAAGTCGTGAAAATCTATAAATCCACCCCTTATTCGCCAAACAGTTGCAACGCCTTTATAAATACTACTGCCATCACCGTCAGGCAGTTCGTCTATAATATCTATTAAAACCTTAGTGCCGTCTTTTATTCTGCTCACATCAACCGCAGCAGCAACTAACACGGGCTTGGCAAAAGCGGGGCTTCCGTTTTTCAATTGAACATTTGTGGTTAAATTATCTTTTTTCATTCTATTAAAATTTAGTGGTTAAATTCCCCGCCTTCGCCAAGCACTCGGACGTTAGTTGCAAGCTCCGTTTAGTGCCTCGAAAAGACCTATTTGCATAACCTGATTAGAATCGTTTATTTCTAAAGCTCTGTTTAAAATATGCAATCCTAATTCCGCATTTACACAATTTCTATCTTCTAGTTTCTTTGAATGAGCGTGATTTTTTTTGCCGACATATTGTTTCATCATTGTTCCTACTTCTCCTTTTGGCAATTCTATTTTAGGAATTGTAAAATTTGACCACAAATAATGCCTTCCGATTTCTGCCGTTGGCGGTATAAAATATTCGTAATAACTAATCACATTTTCCACACAAAATTTTCCTTTAAAGAATGTTTTTAAGAAAATTATTTCTTGCCATAATTCCATTTTCGGATAACGGCTTTCAGTAATATAGTTAATGAAATAATTTGCACGGCTATGAGTTTGGCAAGGTGGCGAAGTCCAAATAAAATCAAATTCGGAATAATGGTCAAGTAAATATTGATGTGCATCAGCCACAATTACCGTATCATTTGGATATAATTTCTTGTACATTTCAGCAACTTTAGGATTAAACTCAACTGCTGTTATTTCGTGGTTGTTTCCCCATAATTCTCTGTTCCCTCCTTTTCCGCAATATAGATTTAGTATTTTCATAACAACTTTTATTTTAAAAATTCGCCTGCAACTAACATATGCTTGTAGCCATATGCAGAAATTCCGTTTTTCAATTCAACTTTAGTAGTGGCATACGGCAACAAGCATCCGCCGTTACAGGCAATACTACGATAGTCCTCCGAAGATGTGAGATATTACATCAACAGTCCACCCGTTGCCCAACATTTTATATCGTTTAGAGTTGCTTACAATAGCTGTATAATTATCAGGCACAGTTTGTAATCTTTCACATTCAATCGGTGTTAATTTTCTAATATAACCCTCAATTAAAACTCCGTGTTTGTCTTGTGCTGTTAGTGTATAGAATTTCTTTCCATCATTAAACCTTTGCCCGTTTTGTCTTTTTTCAATTCTATCAGTCGTTATGCAACCAAATAAATATTGACCCATTTTTGCTGCACCACCTCCAGCTTCTCCAGTTAAAGTAATTGCTTTGTCGTGGATGTAATAAACTCTATTTACTTGGCTATCTTTTCTGAAATATCCAACTTTTCCACGTTGTACTTCTTTGTCAAGTATTTGCAATGTTTTATCAAATGGTACAATGTATTCAGATAGAATTTCAAACCAATAATTACCATTCCAGCTTGCGTATTGCCTTGCGGTCATTGTTATTGCTTTATCTGGGCTTAATGAAGAATATTTTTTACTTAACTGAAATTCTGCATTTTTAGCAAACCATTCAGCATAATTGCCATTTAAAGCAGTATCAATACTTTCGTTTTCGTGAACAATGTCTTTTAATAAAATTCCTTTATCGTCTGGAATTGTAATACCAGGAATATTAGTCCAATAAATACGTTTTCTGTTTTGAGCCGATAAAAGATTTGAATTTATTTCAATTGGTTCTACTCCTAAATGTTCGGTAATTACGTCTTGATATTCCTTTTTCATTTTTACATTTTCCAATAAGAAATAAGTCGGATTACATTCATTTTTCAATCTTACAAACTCAAAAAAAAGTTTACTTCTTGGGTCGTCAAAATTCAATTGTTTACCAGCAAATGAAAATCCTTGACACGGACTTCCTCCAATCAATAAATCAATCTTTGGTAAATCATTCCCTTTTACATCAACTACGCTTCCAATGTGTTTAGTGTTTGGGAAATTATGTTTAGCTACTTGAATAGCATATTTATCAATTTCAGATGCAAAGTAATTTTCTACTTTAATTCCTACTCGTTGAAGTGCAATTTGTCCGCAACTCATACCATCGAAAAGAGATAGTACATTCAAACCCGTACTGCCTGTAACAGGTGTTTGGCAAAAGCTGGGCTTCTGTACTAAATCAACGTTTGTGCTTTCTATCATCATTTATTTTCAATTTAAAATTTAGTGTTATAATGCCCAGCCTTCGCCAAGCACCAGAGCGTAAGGCAAAATTTGCCCGTCACAAACCCATCGCACACGGTGCTTTCGCATTGAGGCAATGCTCCCAGCCCCTAAATTTTGCCTTACGGCCCGGGGTTTCACCCGAAAGCCCCGTAAATCTCTACGCATGTAAGTTGTTAGCTTCGCGGCAAACTTCGCCTTACATGGTGTTTGCAAAACGGGGTCTTTCCGGTGATTGCTTTCGTGTCTGTTCGAAACTTCGCTTCGCTAGTTTCTCCACCCACTTCGCAAACACCCGGGCCGTTACCTGCTACTTTAAAACAGCAGCGTTCCATCTTCGGGCAGGTCGGACAAAATCTCATTGACAAGTACCGACACATTTAATCGTTCTTTATCTTTTATCTGCAACTCTTCGCCAGTAATTGAATAGTATAAATTTTGCAATTCGTGAAACCACTCAATTTTTGTAAACAATCCAGAGCAGTTATAGTAATAAATTCCGTTGCTATCTTGCTGCAATGGAACGTAGCAATAAGAAGGGAAAGGGAAATCCCATTCACAATCAATGCAACTTTCATTTTTCGGCTCATACCAGGTTGCAGAAAATGTTTTACTATTTAAAGGGATTGGCTCAAATGTTTCCCAAAATGATTTTGGATTTTCTTCCATCCATTTAAAGTCTTGCCAGTCTAAAGCATTTGGCAACCAACCATCTTCTGACGACTTGTAATAAATCAAGTTTCCGTACCTAAAAGCAGCAGGTAACATTGCATTGCTGCAAGGCTGGCTGACGGAACTCGGCTCAACTTTTTTCTTTCTACTGTACATTTGAATATATTTTAAACATTAGTAATTCTATTTCCAGCCCTGACAGCAATGCTATACGTTGTAGGAAAGCAGTTGCCACACCCTGCTATTGCAAGGTAGACAAATGCCGAATAATAAATTGAGGGGAATTATTGTGAAACGAAAACGATGTTAAGATTGCATTTTAAAGCCTCTGCAATCTTCTTTAGTGTGGCTGTGGAGCAATCTTTGCCATTTTCAATATCAGCTATTGTAGCCTGTCTTACGCCTGTTATCTTAGAAAGCTGCACCTGTGTAAGGTGCAGCGATTTTCTAAGTTCTTTTAAGTTACTCATGCTCTTCCACAATTTCAAATGAATTATCGCCAATTGTTGCACTTTCATCACCAGATTCAAAAATTACTCTTTTACTATCAGGGTCGGTGATGGTGTGGTTTTCATCAGTTAAATAATAGTTAGAAGCCATTGCACAATCATCAGCAATAATTGCAAGTTGATTAATAGCTTCTTCTTTAGTTAAAGAATTTGCTTTAACAGTTTGTCCGTTTTTTACGATTTTGTAAGTCATGTTGTTTAATTTATTTGGTGGTTTAATTATAAAGAGGCTGCACCTGATTTGCCAGCTCTATATCTTCTTCTTGATGCTTCTAAAGTTGCAGCCATTGTCTGACCAGTTGCATATAAATAATCTAAATGGTCTCTATCTTCTTGGGTTAATTCTCTTAAAACTTCTTTCTTTTTTGCAACTTTTACAAAAGGCTCGTTAGAAAGATTTGCATATTGATTAAGCAATTTTTTCACTTCGCCAGTTTTTAGAATTTTAACTGTTGTTGTAGTTGCATCTTGATTAAGAATTTCAACCTCACCGAACGCTTTTGAAAATTTTGTAGTTGTCATTGTTATTTGCTTTTGTTACACAAAAATACGCTAAAGCGTATTAAACTACCAAATAAATTATACTAATTATCGTACAAACTTATCCACATTTTTAATCCCCCTCAATTTCAAAGAACTATTTAAACACCCTGATTGCCTTCCTACAACATGGGCATTTGCAAAAGGCTGGCTGACGAATATATTTTTAGCAATTATTTAAAACCCAACATTAGCAGGTGTTTGGGGCTGAAACCTAAAGCCATCAGCCCTTCGCAATATGCCTACCGTTATGGTGTACAAGAGTGCCCCGAAACAAGTTCGGGATAAACTGTGCAAGGATGTTGCGATTTACGCAACTGTTGGGCTAAAAAAGATTTCTCGCTTTGCTCGAAATGACGGGCGTTAATGAAATGTTTTGCCAAGAGATCCCGAAACAAGTTCGGGATGACGGCTGCATGGCTTATGCATCTGTTGTGTCTGTTGTAGTTGCTGTTTTTTTCTTGCCTTTTGCTGGTACTTCTCCGGTTTGTTTGTCTTTATCGAAACGTTGATCGCATTCGGGTTCGAGGCCGTATTTATCAAAATTTTCTTTATCCTCTTTCATCTGCTGCAACATATCTTCCGGATTATAACCGTTTTCCCGAACCGCTTCCTGCCAGCTTATTAAACCTCCACGAATAGCTTCTATTTGCGCAGGAATTTCTTTAGTAGGATCAATCATTTCACGACGAGGGGTTGTCCAAATAACCGGGACCAGTTGTGATTTTACTATTCCGTTAATTACTGCCAACTGCATGAACCAAAGCCATGTTTTATTACACATCATTGGTATGAATGTGTTCCATTGCCATACGGAAATGTTGCGGTGGAACTGTAACCAGCCCATGCGGCCTGAACTGAAATTTACTGCGGTTAAATCACCGGTGAGGGTTACATAATCGATGCCATAAGCAGCAGCGATGCCGCGCAGAACAGATTTTGTGTACTGATCGTAATTGGCACCTGCATCGGGCGGCATGGCAAAGCTTACCTCTTCGCCGGGTGCCAGATCTTCTATAATACCAGGCTCTACTTTTTCGAGGCGGTCGGGGTTAGTGCCATCATCGGTGCCGCCGATAGGAACCACATTTGTTTTGCGACGAAATACCGTAAAGCATGCCGCAATTTTTTGACGTATCAGCTGTGTATCTTCGAACTCATCGAGATCTTTAAGGCGCAGCATGGCGGCGTGCCCGAAAGGAATACCGCGAAACTGGCCGGGGCGTTCTTTTTTAAAGATGTGCTGGATTTCAGCAGCGGGAGTGCGAACAGAAGTTGTATTGTAATGCAACTGATCGCCGGGATGATTTGGCCAAAGCCAATATGCTACAATCTGATTTGCACTGTTGAATTCTACACCGTAATAAATGTAACCGCCATCGCTGAGCCGATCCTGGTATTTGCTGGTATCGATAAAATCAGGTTCGAGCACCTGCAACTGCAATGGAAAGATGGCATCTTTTGCAGTGTTGATGTGTTTACGAATGAGCACTTCACCGGATTCTGCGAGGCACAAAGCGGCAAGGTGTTGAATACCGTAAAGGTTTAAATGGCCATCGTAATCGCATTGGGTAGAATCGGCCCATGCGGTAAAGGCAGCTTTTAATTTTTTTGTTTGAAGATCGCTGCCTGCCATGGGTGTGGCAAGGATGCCAACACCTACGATATTGTTTGCAATTTCCTGAACCGCTTTTTTAGCATAGCCATTGTTGCGTACCAGGTCGCGGCTGCGGTTGCGCAGGAAGGTAAGTGCACTGTGTATTTCGGAGTTTGCACTGGTTGAGGTTGCTACCCATTGCGAGGTGCGACGTCCACCGGCTGCAGCATCGAAACGGCGGGTGCCAATAAGATTAAGGGCTTTGCGGAATTGTAAGCGGCGATAGGCTGCTTCGGGTGCAACTGCACTAATAATGCGATCTAGTATGTTGAATTTCATCTTTGCCATGTAATAATTTGGTAGTGTATTTATTTGGTGATGAAATTGTATTTATGTGAGGCCGCTGGAATAGGTACCAAACTTTCTTGCTGAGGTTGCCGATGTGCCTGGTGCAACTTCTGCGGCGATTACATTGCGCAAACGCAGCATTTCATCCAGGCTGCGGTAGGTGACCTCTTTATCTGCATACTTAACGGTGAGCGCACCTTGTGCAATGGCGGCATCTAAAGCGGTTAATTGTTCCTGTGTAAAAGCCATAAAAAGCGGTTTTTTAGCCTTAAATTGCGTAAAACGCAACTAATATTCCGAAATTCCGGCTTTTTCTGCGATTTTTTTTAAATCGCCCAAAGTTTGCACATACTTACTTTTTGTACAGCTGATAATATCGATGCCATGCTCTACGGGGCTTTTGGTTTTATTAAAACGGAAACCAATGGCACTTTTACTGAGCATGGTGTTGCTTTTGATGAGGTAAAAGCAGATATGCCGCATGTAGGCTACATTGTAGGCGGTGATGGATAATAGTTCGGGTTCGGATATCCCGAAATGATCGCAGGCTGCTTTAATGATCTTCTCTTGTACGGGGTTGGTATATGCCATGCTGACTACAGTTTGTTAAGAAAGAATTTTGGTAACTGTAAAATTATGTGAAAGCAGAAAGTGAAAAATAATTTTGTTGCGTTAAACGCACATGTTGTTAACAATGGGTAGCTGTTTGATTATGTTCAGATAACCTGCCGGAAACCAATTTAGGTTCTATAAACATGCGCATGAAGGCAGTATATTCTGCGTTTGTTTCGCTGAAATACTGATTTATGGCCATGGCTTCGTACTGATGAAGCGATATCGCCATGCCCATTTTATTTTTGTTATTGAAGAATGTAAAGCTGTGCAGCCTGCGTTTGTACATGTCTTGTATTACCAAAGTTTCCAGCTCGTAGTTATGTACTGGTGCAATTTCTGCAGTTGTACGGACCGTGTTTGATAACCAGGACCATTGAAAGAAGTTAAGGTGGAGTGTGATAGCGGGGAGGTTCATATATGGGTATTATTTTTCGGTTTGTTTAAAATTGCTGACAATATCTTTAAGCATGCCGGCTACTTGCTTTTGTTTTTCTATCATACCGATAATAATTCCTTGCACTTCATCGTAATCACCTCTTAAATGACGAGTACAAATACCGTCTTTTCCTGCAACTAAAAAGTAATTGTATTTATTTTCAATCATAAAATCAATTAGTGGATTGAGTAGCGATAAAAGTTCTTTGTGTTTGCTTTCTGATATCTCTTGTAATTCCATAATGTTATTTTTTTGATCTGAACGTACAAGTGTGCGACGCAACGAAGCTTCATTTATGATCTATTGTTTGGCTCAAAAGATTTCTCAGTCGTGCCTCCTTCGAAATGACGGGGGTGTGAAACGGAACCATTACCATATGCTTTCGCGTTTTTTCTTTTTTTGTTTATTGTTTGATGGCTCCTTGCCAGCCGTTTGCGGTATGGTGCTTTGCAGCTTATGCCAATGTTCATCTTTCATGAAATCCATACCAAAGATGGCGGCGGCGGCACGGGCATATACCCGGCAATCGAGCGCCTCGTTTCGTTTATACACCTTTACCCACTCGTACACTGCAAAGCCTTTTTTATTGGTTTTGCGTTCGAGCTTTTCGGCGGTGATGCCCCGGAAAAAATGGGTATCGTACTGCGGGAAATGACAGTAGCCGGGCGGGTAGGTTTTATCTTCGTTGGGGTTGAGCTTTAACCAGCCATACAACTCACTTTTAATAAGGCTAACCCCAACATGAAATACTTTTATGCTGTTTACCTTTTGCCCTGCACGGGTTACCTGCACTGCTTTTGGAGCACTGTACATGGTGGCGAGTGCATCGCTGCCTTTTACGGGAAACACGCGGTTAAGGCCCTGGTACCGCATACAGAAATCGTACACATACTTTGTGTTGTAACCGGTATCTATTGCCATTGCTGAAACGGGGAACAGGGTACCATCTGCTTTGGCAAATGTTTCATTGAGCACAAAGTCAAGTTTCTTCCAGGTGTCGGGGTTACTGGTATCGCCGCTTATGATTCGGTAATCTATGCTCTGGCTTTCTTTGCCTTTTATCCACCCCACGATTTCCAGCTCTAAGCGATCTGCCTGAACATCGACACCTGCAGTGATAAATGATACTTCGGGCATGAGGGTGTTTTGTTTATATAGCTCACGTAAGGCATAGAGACGCTGGTAATCGGGCACCTCGCCCTCTTCTTCGTAACACTCGCCCAGCTTTGTATTTATGAAAGTGATGCGCTTTGGAATGTTGCCTTCGCTATCATCGTAATCTTTTGCCATTTCGCCCCAGCTATACCAGCCCTGCGGTGCATATAATGCATTGATGTGGTAGCCATAGGTAATGCCATCTTCTTTCTCGGGATAGGTGG